TCTCTTTGAGAGAGTTCAAGTCCTTTTGCTAAGTTTAAAATATTATCTTCTTTATCTTCTTTTTTGACTTTCTTTATATAATTCATTCTAGGTAGACTCTTAAGCTTAGGAAAGATAGTTAATAGAAGTTTGTAATGATATTCTTTATCAATTACAATTTTATTAACAGTATCATTTAATGCTGTACATATTGAAGGTGCAGCAAATGAAAGCCAGCGGTTAATTAAAAAAGGGTAATAATCATTAAGAGGTAAATTACCCTTTTTCTTAACTAAGATATCTCCTAGATAATCAAATAACATTAAATGACAACCTTAGTCGTAGCTACAAAGATATCGTGAACCATCTCGTAGAACATATTACAGGTTTCCTTCATAAAGGATTCTGCTTGTATGTCACTGAGTTCAGTTGAGTAAGCAAAACTAGGGGCACGTTCACCGGCATTAATATTAATACCTACGTGAATAAGAATAGCTCCATTCTTTTCAGCAGCAATTGATACTGATGCTTTCTTAAACGTATCGCCATCCTTAACCATAATATCATCTCCGTCGACGTATCCTTCCTTCTGCAGATACTTGACAGAGAGAAGTGAACCAAGCTGGGCGTTAAAAAGTCGCTGGAAAGATACACCACCGAAAAGATTAGTTTGCGGTAACTCAATTACAAAATTGATAGCAGAATCAGAATAGATAAAATCTCTATTCAATGCATCTTCAAGATCAATAAGATTAGCCGTGACCTCCATCGGAGCAATAAATGCTACGATATTACCTGTCGGATTAACGTCTTTCTTAAAAAACTTATAAGCAAAGCGATTATGAATTAATGAACCGTCGTAAATATTCTGACCGGTTACCTGTTGTAGTTGTTCGTTTGTTATGACCATAAAATGTATAATAAATTATTTGCAATAATATTCAAGAAACTTTTTGTTAGATTTTTCCCACTCATTGCTGTACATTGAGTCACCTAATCCGTAATGGATAACATTAATAGGTAGCACACCTTTTGTAACGTTATAATTTGAACATTCCATACAAAATGCTAAGTCATAATGATGCCAATTAAATTTTTCGTTAAAACGAGCCTGGGTATCTAATATACGTTCTACGTTTACAGCAATAAACAAACCGTCAATGAGAACAGCAGGAGATTGAGTAGGACCGAACACAGTAGACCAAATTCTACCATCTTTTGAATGCTTGACTTCTCCAACCATATCCTCTCTCTTAGTCATTAAATGCCATGCCGCTTTAGTGCAATTCTCAGTATCATATGATGTAGTACCAGCAAGACCGGTAACAACAAACGGGGATTTCCTTAAATGCTCAACGAGGAACAGTTCATCTATGATAACATCGTCATGAACAAACAAAACTATGTCTCCCAAGTGCTCCCTAGTTAGATAACGGTTATAAACGGTGGATAGACCTGTTTTGTTATCTTTAATAACAACAAATTCAAACTCTTCTCTATTATAGAGATCATATAACTTCTTGAGTGACTTATATATCGGTCTCTTTTTAAACTCTTCTTCTGTTTTTGCTTCTGTAGCTGTTACAACGTAAATTCTTTTTTGTTCCATATTATAATTGATAAGGGTTATCGTATTTAAAACTTAATTCTTTGGCTTGTATAAATCTATTATTATTCCAGAAAAACACTACACCGTCTTCTTCGATAGGCGTTGATCCTTCAAACTCTACCGATGAAAAACTATCTTCATCCATATGTAATGATGAACCTGCTTTAACAACTTTTATATCGCTGTAATCATGATCGTAAATCCAGCATGTAAGTAAGCCTTCATACTTCTCGAAAGTCTTTTTTACATTACCTTTATGTACAGTTAAATGATAAGGAATGATAGAACTATCTACTTCAAACTCTGGTGACTCAGGAAACGATTTAAAGTTTGTTATGATGCCGTTATGTGCTACATAAAAGCAATCAAAATTAAACGGGTGACAGTTATCTGTTGTAAATGGCTGTTTTGAGTTAGTAGGGGCCCGGGAATGGAATAAAAAGTATTCCGGTGTTGTTGTTAGGTTACTAAAAATCTCTTCTCGTATTTGCTCTTTTTCAAAGCAACCTTTTTGTCGTTTTAACACAACATTATCTTTTTCATCGAAGGCTAAAAAACCTGATGAAAAATAACCACGCTTAAGATTTAACTCGTATAAATCCCAAGCCTTATCAAATGAACTAGAACCGCTTATACCGCAAATAGAGGTACCCTCCTTTCTTTGTTAAAGTTAGAATAAATATACATATGTACTATATTATATACAAAATAACCAATATCCACAATAATAAATTTTATATCGGGTCTCATCAAACACCCGATTTAAATGATAATTATTTTGGTTCAGGTATTTATATACGCAATGCATTGAAAAAATATGGTGTAGATTCATTTAAGAAAGAAATTCTATTTTATCTAGATAGCAAAGAAGAAATGTTAGCTAAAGAAACTGAGGTATTACAACAATATAAGACAGATAGAACTTATAATTTAAAATTTTGTGCTATGGGAGGTAATACCCGGGAAAAATATAGTAAAAAGAAAAAGGCTGCATATATAAAAAAATTAATAGATAACCCTAAGAGCCCTATAGGTAAAAATGGCGAAAATAATCATATGTTTGGGCAAAAGCGTACCGAAGAATATCGTAAATTACGCAGCATACAACAAAAACAACTTATCAAAGAAATAAAGCAAGACCCTATAAGGTATGAACAGTGGTATAATTCTTTTGTACCTCGCGCGATTGAGCAATGTAAGAAAATGTCCGAAATGAATAGTAAAAAAGTTAACGCAATCAATAATGTAACAGGTGAAATTTTACATTTTAGATCTAAAACAGAATGTGCAGCTTATTTTAAAATAACACTAGGCAGTATAACTAGAATACTAAAAGGCCGTAAAGGTAAGAATAAATCGTCTGTTACTGCTAAACTAGCAAATTATACTCTTACCAATTAATATTAACCTCATATGGAAGAGGATCAACTAATCCTGCTTTTTTAAACCCTGCAATTCTAGCTGCACAACTCGGACACGTACCACAACTTACTTCTTCCCCTTTATAACAAGTCCATGTTCTCGTAAAATCTACTCCAAGTTCAACCCCCATTTCGATAATCTCCTTCTTAGACTTAAACAAGAGAGGTGCTCGTACAGTAATTCGATTCATTCGGTTAAGTGAAAGTACATCATTGATACCGTCAACAAACTCACTTGTGCAGTCCCAGTAGCCTGAAAGATTATCTACAGCTACGGCACCATAATAAACATCAGATGCTTCTACAGACTCAGCATAAGAACACGCAATAGAAAGCATCATCATATTTCTGTTAGGTACATAACAAGTATTTTGTGCTTCCCCAATTATGTTTTTCATCTTCGGTACTTCGATATTCTTATCAGTAATAGCGGATTTAGCAATTTCTGCGAAGAAAGATAGATCTACAGTTTTATGCTCTTTTACTTTAGAGCCGTGATAACTGTGATGATTATACATGTAACCTTCAGCTACGTAAATCTCCTTCTTGTGACGTTGATTGTAATCAAACGTCAATACATAAACCTCGTCATGATTTTTAATACAATATTCCAATAGAACAGTACTATCCATACCTCCGGAATATATAACAACAGCTTTAGACATATAAAGAATTATATATCCTTAATACAGTAGTTCAAGTTAATAATTTCCGTATGGGGAAGAATAATCGTTTTGTTCGTAATCGAAGATCTTCTTAGCACTCTCACCAATTGTATCATGATAAGGTTCGATGACTTCCGGGGGATTTGATCCTCCCTCATCTCTACCATAACCATCTTCTCCGTCTGAAACTTGCGTAGATAGAGGCTCTTTGTGTATGCCAGGCTCGGAGGAATACTCCCAACGACGGCATTTAATAATCCAAATATAATGCCCCATAAGAGCATTTCCAGATTGATTAAGTGCTTGATCATCACGCTCGGTTATTTCATAAATAGGGGCTCCTCTACCCCCGGGGCGATCCCCGGCACCTCCGTATTCTTTCATTTCAATTAAGTCGCCAGCTTTCGGTTCCATACTTGCACCGAACGTATCATAGAAAGCAGATATATGAACCATCGCCGTCATATCACAATCGGCCATAATACCAAACTTTGATAACATTAACGAATCATTCGTAATGTTTGTAGCCATGATAACAGGCCCAGCACTAACGAAAGGTGTAGTAGGGTCTTCCCCGTAAAGAGAATTATGGGTCTCTATAGTATAGCCGTGTCTAAAGTAATTTACTTCAGTACCGAATTGTGCAATTTGTTCGTACCACCAATTACTAAAATTTTCTCTTTCTTGGAGGGTTACTCCTTTATTGAGAAAGCGTACACGTTCCATAAATTACTTACCGAGGTATAAAGGCTTCTTGAGCCATTTTTCAGAAAACGGATGATAGGCAGCGTACATGTTATCAATATCAAAATCTCTTATAGTTAAGACATAATTGATAGTGTTTAAAGTAAGTACGGCTTTCTTACCGCTTATTTCTTTTACTTTATTTAAAAGACGTTCTTTAAGTATGTCAGTTAAATTATTTGTATTAATTTTTACGTAAACAATAATAGGGGCGGTATTAGAAGCTCCCTCTTTTAAGATAGCACCAGTAACTATATAGTCTGCTACTCTTGTATTATTAAAATTATCTTCTACCTGATTAAGTTGATTGATATCATTAAGGATTTGATTTTTAATACCATCAACTAAAATAGGATCTCTTCCATTATCGAAGGAAGAAAATACTCTCGGGTTTAACCCATCTTTTTTAAAAGGCATAGTATGTGTAGGAACGTAATCAGACATATCTTATGTATTTATTTAATAAAAAAATAGCCCCTATTGCTAGGGGCTATCTCTAATGGGTTATAATATCGATCTACTCTTATTTAAAAAAGTCACCGACTTTGATGCTGGACTTAGGCTCAGGCTTCTTCTTAGGGTTGTGAAGTTCTTCTGTGCTACCAAGTTCCTTGAGTTCAGGCTCGTTGGTGAGTTCACCATCATCAGCCTTACCCTTAGTAACCTTTACAGCTCCGGAAACTTCGCTCTTTCCTTTTGTGCTGCAGAGCTCAGTACCCTTCTTTAAGTTGTGAAGGGCGTGACCGAGTTCTTCGGCTTCAACAGCTTCTCCAGCTAATTCTTCAACATCTTCAGCAGGTGATTCACCGCCAATCTTGGCGAGGATAGCCTGGAGCTTGTCAATTACATTACCGAGTTCTTCGGCGAGATCACCGACTTCGTCGTGAGTCTCGTCAGTAACTTCATCAGATAAATCCTGATCAGTTGTAGGTACTTCAACTTCGGGAGTAACGTCTGCGCTAGCAGGTGTCTCTTCACCAAAGTTTTCTGTAATTGTAGCCTTAAAGAGTTTTTCAAAAGCACTTTCAGTGTATTCTGTGTTAATGTTATCTTTCATAAGCTTCTTTGTTTCGGGCTTCTTTGCGCCCTTTACAGCTTCGGGGCCACCCTTAACGAGTTCAGCCTTGCCAATGTCGCCTTTCTTTGTGACGACGTTCTTTTTGCCGGTAAGTTTAGAAGAGTCCTTCTTTTCAGAAAGAAGAACGTT